ATTTAATATAATGAGAATAACAGACGAAGAGCTAGAGCTCATCAGGGAGCAACAAACAAAAATTGCTAAAATTAAGCAAGACATCGGCACACTAGAACTTAGAAAGCACGAGGTTATGGGCGTAATGCTTGATGTAAATCAAGAAGTCGAAGAAACAAAAACCACACTAGAAGAAAAGTATGGTCGTGTAAACATTAACCTTGATGACGGTACTTATACTGCTGTTGAGGAAGAAGAATCTAAGTAATGAGTAGTGTTGTAAGAAAAATCAGTATAGGATCTGATTACAAAAATGATGCAATGCACTATTCTATAGGACAGCAAGTGTATGGCGGTCATGAAATATCTGATATTCTTCTTGACGAGAAAGATAGTTCTTACAACATCTATATAAAAAAGGGTGAAGAAGTGCTACCTTGGAAAAAGTTTAATAGCAATATGGCTATTTCAGTTGAGTACGATTTACAGTATTAATGAAAAGTATTCACGATTTTATCGTAAAACCCATAGAGGGTCGATACAATAATACTGTAAAGGTTAATGAGGTTGATCTCATAGTTAACACAAGAATTGAAGAGTTTAAAAGTGTAAGTAAAGTTGCTGAAGTAGTAGCTTTGCCATTAGCTATAAATACTAAAATAAAAGTTGGGGATAAAGTCATAGTACACCACAACGTATTCAGAAGATTCTATGACATTAGAGGCAACGAAAAAAACAGTAGAAGTTTTATTAAAGAAGATATGTATGCTTGCTCACCTGAGCAGATTTATATGTATGGAGCAAATAAGACTAATCTTGATTATTGTTTTGTAAAACCTTTAGTAAGCCACGACATTTTTTCTTTAGATAAAGAAAAGCCACTTGTTGGAATATTAAAGTATGGAAACAAAGGGTTAGCCAATGTAGGGATAAATGAAGAGGATTTAGTATCTTTTAGACCAGAGTCAGAGTTTGAGTTTATCATTGATGGCGAACTATTATATTGTATGAAATTAAATAACATTGTTGCGAAACATGAACGTAAAGGAAACGAAGAAGAATATAATCCAAGCTGGGCAAAGAGCAGTTGAGGAATTAATAAAGGTAGCTAAAGAGGCTATTGTTGATTCAGACGATGACTTATCTGCGGATAAGTTAAAGAATGCAGCTGCAACTAAGAAGCTAGCAATATTCGATGCTTTTGAAATTCTAAACAGAATTGAGCAGGAGAAAGAGATGTTAGATGATAAGCCTAAAGACGACACCAAAAAGAAAAGTGAGTTTAAAGGGTTTGCAGAAGGTAGGGCCAAATTCAGTTAGTATGTACGAACAAACACTATATAAAGTTCTAGATAACTATATAAAGGCATCTACTATAAAAAAGAAAAACAGGCATAGGACCTGGAAGTATGGTTATGATGAAGACCATGACATGGTCATTATAAGTAAAACGGGTAAGATAGGAGCGATTTATGAAATACAAAATCTTAAGATAGCCTTACCTGCTGAGTTTGAAACTCATAACTTTAAAGACAAGAAGTGGTCTCACACAGAGTACCCTAAAGAATTAAATAGAATAAAAACAATCTTTGATTGGAAGGAGTACCCTGAAGATTTTAAAGAAAAATGGTACGATTATATTGAGAAAGAATTTGAAAGAAGAGAACAGGGATTTTGGTTTAATAATAAGGGTAATCCTACTTACATTACTGGCACTCATTATATGTACTTGCAATGGTCAAAAATTGATGTTGGGCCGCCCGATTTTAGAGAATCAAACAGGTTATTCTATATATTCTGGGAAGCCTGCAAAGCGGACCATAGAGCCTTTGGGATGTGTTACCTTAAGAATAGACGGAGTGGATTCTCCTTTATGTCTTCAGGAGAGACAGTTAACCTTGCCACAATATCAGTTGATTCCAGATATGGAATACTTTCAAAGTCAGGGCCTGATGCAAAAAAGATGTTTACCGACAAGGTTGTACCAATCTCGGTTAACTACCCGTTTTTCTTTAAACCCATACAAGATGGTATGGATAGACCAAAAACAGAACTTGCATATAGGATACCTGCTTCAAAACTTACAAGAAGGAAACTTGATGCTAATGAAAACCCAGAGGATCTCAAAGGGCTGGATACTACGATTGACTGGAAAAATACAGGTGACAACTCCTATGATGGAGAAAAACTAAAGTTACTTGTACATGATGAATCAGGCAAATGGGAGAAGCCTAATAACATACTAAATAATTGGCGGGTTACAAAGACTTGCCTTAGATTAGGTAGTAGAATTATTGGTAAGTGTATGATGGGTTCAACATCAAACGCGCTAGATAAAGGAGGAGATAATTTTAAAAAATTATATTATGCATCAGACGTCACGAGGAGAAACAGCAATGGACAGACTGCTTCAGGATTATATTCTTTGTTCATACCTATGGAATGGAACTACGAAGGATACATTGATTCTTATGGACTACCTGTATTCGATACACCAGAAGAGCCAGTAGAAGATCCTTATGGGATGCCAATTAAGCAAGGAGTTGTTGAGTTCTGGGATAATGAAGTTGCAGGTTTAAAAGATGATCAAGACGGGTTAAATGAATTTTATAGGCAGTTTCCGAGAACGGAACAACACGCTTTTAGAGACGAAGCAAAAGAATCTTTATTTAATCTAACAAAAATATATCAGCAGATAGATCACAACGAATCTATGGCGGCAAGCACTCTTGTTACAAGAGGTAACTTCCAATGGGAGAATGGTATTAAAGATACTAAAGTGATGTTTATGCCAAACAAAGACGGGAGGTTTTATGTTTCATGGATACCACCAATTAGTTTGCAGAATAGAATTATATCTAAGCACGGAACGAATTACCCAGGCAACGAACACTTAGGGGCATTTGGATGTGATAGTTATGATATATCAGGAACAGTAGACAGCAGAGGTTCTAATGGTGCTTTACATGGGCTAACGAAGTTTAGCATGGAAGAAGCTCCAGCTAACCATTTCTTTTTAGAATACATTGCTAGGCCGCAAACAGCGGAAATGTTTTTTGAAGATGTATTAATGGCATGCGTGTTTTATGGTATGCCAATACTAGCAGAGAATAATAAACCTAGATTATTATATCACTTTAAAAATAGAGGTTATAGAGGGTATTCAATGAATAGACCAGATAAAGCATATAATAAGTTGTCTGTTACAGAAAGAGAAATAGGTGGGATACCCAACTCAAGTCAAGATATAATGCAAGCACATGCTGCTGCAATAGAAACATATATAGAGGAACTTGTTGGAATTTTAGGTGATGATGAAATGGGGGATGTTTACTTTAAAAGAACATTAGAAGATTGGGCAAGATTTAATATAAACAATAGAACGAAGCATGATGCTTCTATTAGTTCCGGTCTGGCTATTATGGCTTGTAACAGAAACCGTTACGCGCCGGTAAACAAAGTAGTAAGAAAAAATATAAATCTAGGAATGAAGAGATACGACAATTCTGGGAATTATTCAAAAATAATAAATTAAATGAACGTAGGCGCAAATCCAAACAGTGTATTCCCTAGCCAAGTGGTTAGTGATGAGGAAAAATCAAGCTATGAATATGGCGTTCAGGTTGGTAGAGCAATTGAAGCAGAATGGTTTCAGCAAGGCGGAGTTGGCAATAGATTTGCTACAAATTACAATCACTTCCACACGCTTAGATTATATGCAAGAGGCGAACAGCCCGTACAAAAATATAAAGATGAGTTAGCAATAAACGGTGACTTATCTTACTTAAACCTTGATTGGAAACCGGTCCCAGTGATTTCAAAGTTTGTAGATATAGTTTCTAATGGCATAACAGAAAAAGAATACGAAATAAAAGCATATGCCCAAGATCCTGGCTCTACAAAGAAAAGGACCGACTATGCTGAAAAGATGTTACAAGACATCATAATGAAAGAGCAGCTTATTAAGCTTAAGGAACAAACAGGAATTGATGCGTTTAATACAGATAACCCTGACAAGCTTCCCGATACGCCCGAAGAATTGGCTACTCATATGCAGCTTGATTATAAGCAATCAATAGAGATAGCAGAAGAAGAAGTTATAAACCAAGTACTTGCTAAAAACAAGTTTAATGAGGTTAGGAAAAGATACAATTACGATTTAACTGTATTAGGCATAGGTGTAGTAAAAACAACTTGGAACAAAGCAAATGGGGTTGTTACAGAGTACTGCGACCCGGCTAATATGGTTTATTCTTATACAGATGATCCAAACTTTGAAGACATATATTATGTTGGTGAAGTAAAATCAGTATCGATACCTGAGTTAAAAAAGCAATTTCCAAATATACCGGAAGAGGAGCTTAAGCGCATTGAAGAAATGCCTGGCAATAGAAACTATATTACAGGCTGGCAAGGGTATGATGAAAACACAGTGCAAATATTGTATTTTGAATACAAAACTTATAACAATCAAGTATTTAAAATAAAGCAAGGTGCAAATGGATTAGAAAAAGCAATACAAAAAACAGATAGCTTTAATCCACCAGAAAACGATACGTTTAAAAGAGTATCAAGAAGTATAGAGGTATTATATAGTGGGGCGAAAGTATTAGGCAATAACCAAATGTTAGAATGGAAGCTTGCAGAGAATATGACAAGGCCATTTGCAGATACCACTAAGGTAGATATGAATTATGTTATATGTGCCCCTAGAATATATAACGGTAGAATTGATTCACTAGTGAATAGAATCACCGGATTTGCGGATATGATTCAATTAACTCACCTTAAGTTACAGCAAGTAATGTCAAGAATGGTTCCTGACGGGGTGTTCTTAGACGTCGATGGTTTAGCAGAAGTTGATTTAGGCAACGGAACAAACTACAATCCTGCTGAAGCACTTAATATGTATTTCCAAACGGGTAGTGTTTTAGGTAGATCTATGACACAAGATGGTGAATTAAACAGAGGCAAGGTGCCAATTCAAGAACTGCAGACATCGAGCGGAGGAGCAAAAATACAATCACTGATACAAACGTATCAATATTATTTGCAAATGATACGGGATGTAACCGGGCTTAATGAAGCAAGAGACGGTTCTGCTCCAGCTAAAGATGCACTCGTAGGGCTTCAAAAGATGGCCGCTAATCAATCCAACGTAGCAACAAGACATATATTGCAAGCAAGTTGTTATTTGGCCCTTAGAACGTGCGAAAACGTCTCAAGAAGAATAGCAGACTCATTAGAATATGCTTTAACCGCAAACTCATTAAAGAACAGTATAACACATTTTAATGTTGCTACGTTAGATAGTATAAAGGAACTTAACCTGCATGACTTTGGTATATTCTTAGAGTTAGAACCAGACGAAGAAGAAAAAGCACAACTAGAACAAAATATTCAAGTTGCTTTACAATCGGGAGGTATTGACTTAGAGGACGCGATAGATATTAGACAAGTAAAAAATCTTCAATTAGCAAACGAGATATTAAAGACTAGAAGGAAAGAAAAAGCGGCGGCGGCTCAAAAAGCACAACAAGCTAATATACAGGCCCAAGCACAGGCTAACGCCCAGTTGGCAGAACAAACGGCAATGGCAGAAGTTCAAAAACAGCAAGCGTTGACAGCAGAAAAAGTAAATCTTGAGCAAGCTAAATCTCAGTTTGAGATACAAAGAATGCAAACAGAGGCTCAGATTAAGAGAGAACTTATGGCCGAAGAGTTTAACTTTAACATGCAGCTAGCCCAGGCAAGAATTAAGTCCGAGTCTGAAAGAGAAAAAGAAATAGAAGATAGAAAAGATAAGCGTGTAAAAATAACAGGTACACAACAGTCAGAAATGATTGATCAAAGAAAAAACAACTTGTTACCGAAAAACTTTGAAAGTTCAGGTAATGATGTATTAGGAGGCTTCGGGCTAGAAAAGTTTGGGCCTAGATAGAATTTTTTAATTTATATTATATTATATTATGTCAGAAGAAGTAAAGCAAGAGGGCGACTTTAAAATAAAAAGTAAGCCTAAAATGAAAAAGCTTAATAAAGAAACTGAAACCATTAAAGTAGATTTATCTGCTAAAGATAAGGTTGAAGAAGAAGTTATTAAGGTTGATTTAAACAAAAACAATGCCAATAAAGAGCAAGAAACAACAGCAGTGGTTGCAGATAAACCAGCCGAAACTGTACAAGAAGTGGATACAGAAGTACCATCAGGGGAAAGCACCGTTCAAGATGAAGGGTTTGCAGGCATCCAAGAAATAACTGAAGAAGAAGCTAAAGAAGTAAAAGAAGTTGTAAAGGAAGCTAAGGAAGCAATCAGGGATGAAAAGATTACGGGTAAGCCGTTACCTGAAAATGTTGAAAAGCTTGTTGCCTTTATGGAGGAAACGGGAGGAAATGTAGAAGACTATGTTAGGCTTAATGCAGATTACTCAAACGTTGACAATGATGTACTTTTAAAAGAGTACTATAAAAAAAGTAAACCTCATCTAAACGATGAAGAAATAAAATTCCTTTTAGAAGACAATTTTTCGTATGACGAAGACATTGATGAAGAAAGAGACATACGTAAAAGAAAATTAGCGTATAAAGAAGAAGTTGCAGAAGCCAAAAGCTTTTTAGAAAACTTGAAGGGTAAATACTACGATGAGATTAAGTTAAGACCAGGCGTAACCCAAGAGCAGCAAAAAGCAATGGAGTTCTTCAACCGATACAATGAAGAAGCAAGCTTAACCGAGCAGAAGCACGACAGGTTTAAGAAAGCTACATCTAATCTTTTAAACGAAAATTTCAAAGGTTTTGAATACGAAGTCGGAGGAAAGAAATTTAGATATGGTATTAATAACCCAAGTAAAATTGCTGAGCAACAATCTAATATTGATAATTTTGTCAAAAAGTTTGTCGACGAACGAGGCGAGATAGTTAATCACGAAGGTTATCACAAAGCAATGCATGCTGCTCAAAATATGGATCAGATTGCTAATCACTTTTATGAGCAAGGCAAAGCAGATGCTGTTAAGGATGTTGTAGATAGTTCTAAGAACATATCAAACACTCCAAGACAAACAGCTGGCGATGCAGTTTTTGTAAATGGTATTAGAATTAAGTCCGTAACCGGAGCGGATTCTTCAAGATTAAAAATTAAAAAATCACAATTTAACAATTAAAAAAACAAAACAAAATGGGACAATTTTTTCCAACAGCTAACGATCCACTAGGAAAGTTTAGCTTACAACCGATGCCTACTAAAAGCGCATCACCTTCTAACTATTTAAGTTTCACCGATGGTGACAATGACTTTGCACAGCAGTATTTGCCAGAGCTTTACGAAGCTGAGGTAGAGCGATACGGAAACAGAACTCTATCAGGATTCTTAAGAATGGTAGGTGCTGAAATGCCAATGACTTCTGACCAAGTTGTATGGTCTGAGCAAAACAGATTACACATTTGGTATGAAAATGGAGC